TTTATAAATATTTTTATGCTAAGTTTATTTCTACCAACACGATATTATATCATAACTAATCTTTCACGAATGGCATATTGTTAATTAATCTAAAATTTATACATATTCATATCCTTTATATAAATGCTTCAGTATCACTTATCATAAGGAAAGAATATGCAGCAAGGCTCAAATAATACGGATTATGGAATAGATCTTGGTCTTCTTTTAGCAGGATTCTTTGGAGCATTGATTCTTGCTCTTAGTACTAAAAATCAGACACCCGGAAAAGCAATTACATCCATTCTTGCAGGGGCAATCTGTGCGAATTATTTGACTCCAATTGCGTTAAATATGATGCCTGATTATATTCAACACAATGGTAAATATGGTACTGCATTTGTGATGGGTTTTATAGGATTAAAGGTTCTTGAGTTACTTTATGAATTTGTTTCTAAGAAAATTAAATCCCGTAAAGGAAATTTAAATATTGACATAAATATGTGAGATATATACAATAGGTTTATATTATGAAAAAAGTGGCATTAATTACTGGTATTTGTGGTCAAGATGGTTCTTATTTAGCTGAATTATTGTTATCTAAGAACTATGAAGTACATGGAATCATAAGAAGATCTTCTTCCTTTAATACGGGAAGAATTGATCATTTAATGAATGATCCTGAAATTTATAATAAAAAATTATTTTTACATTTCGGTGATTTAACAGACTTTAATAGTCTACAAAAACTTATATCAAAATATAATCCAGATGAAATTTATAATCTTGGTGCTCAGAGTCATGTCAAAGTTTCATTTGATATGCCTGTGTTCACTGGAGAAAGTACTGGTCTTGGAACACTTAATATACTTGAGGCAATAAAAACATATCAACAACAGACCGGAAAAAAGATAAAATATTATCAGGCTAGTAGTTCTGAAATGTATGGTAAAGTTCAAGAAGTTCCTCAAAAAGAAACAACTCCTTTTTATCCAAGATCCCCTTATGGTTGTGCTAAGGCATATGCTCATTATCTAACTGTGAATTATCGTGAAAGTTATGATATTCATGCATCATGTGGTATACTTTTTAATCATGAAAGTCCCCGTCGAGGAGAAACGTTTGTCACTCGTAAAATAACAAGGGCTGTAGGAAGAATTTATCAAGGATTACAAAAGAAATTATATCTTGGTAATCTAGATGCGTATAGAGATTGGGGATTTGCTGGAGATTATGTTGAGGCAATGTGGATGATGCTTCAACAGGATATTCCTGATGATTATGTAATTGCAACAGGAAAAATGATAACAGTTCGTGAATTCTGTCAAAAAGCTTTTGCAAGATATAGTATGAATTATCTTGATCATGTTGAGGTAGATGAAAGGTATTATAGACCAGCCGAAGTTGATCAATTACTGGGTGATTCAACAAAAGCAAAAAATAAATTTGGTTGGACACCAAAAACAAATATTGATGAACTAATAATTATGATGGCTGACCACGACTTTGATCTTGCTAGAAAAGATAGAGTTGTAGAAATTTATGATAAAAAATTAAATCCTACAGGTTCTTCATTTATTTAAATTGACAATATAATTAAATGTGATATAATACAGACATGAAATATGGTCTGTATTTTACTAATACTTCTAAACAAGAAGATTGGTTGCGTGAATCGGATAAATCTATTTCAATATGGAATAGTGCTGATGAAGCGGATAATTGGAGAAAAAATCATACTGTAAATCCAAAGATTTATATTGTGAAAAAAGTTACTTCAAAGATTATAAAAGACGATCAAGAAAAGAATGGATTTGAACATGACAGACCTTTCAAAATTGAGTGATAAAGAATTACTTAATCTAAAAAAGAAAACTGAACTTGATATTTCTAAATATCACAATTTTCAATTGGTAAGAAAAATTCAGTTGAATTCCGCTTATGGTGCTCTTGGAAATGCTCATTTTAGATTTTATAATACTGACTTGGCAGAGGCTATTACCCTGTCAGGTCAGTTATCGATTCAATGGATTGGTAATCGTTTAAATGAATTATTAAATACTGTTTCTCATACTAAGAATGAGGATTATATAATTGCATCTGATACTGATTCAGTTTATCTTAAAATTGAAAATATAGTAAATCATTATGCAGCACATAAAACTCTTTCTGAGAAAATTGATTATGTTAATTCTGCATCCGAGAATATTATTCTTCCATATATCGAAAAACAATTTGATTCATTAGCTAATATGATGAATGCTTATGAAAATAAAATTATAATGGCAAGAGAAGTAATTGCTGATAAGGGTGTTTGGACAGCGAAAAAGCGATACATGTTAAATGTGTGGGATTCTGAAGGTGTTCGATATACTCAGGCTAAACAAAAAATTATGGGTATTGAAACATCAAGATCATCAACACCTGAAATAGTTCGTAAAGAATTAAAGAATGCTATTAGTATCATACTTAATAAAAATGAAGAAGATATTATTCATTTTGTAGAAAACTTTAAATCTAAATTTATGAAATTAACTGTGGAGGAAATTTCATTTCCTCGTAGTGTAAATGGTATTGATAAGTATAAAGATTCGTCGCAAATCTATAAACTTAAAACTCCTATTCAAGTAAAAGCGGCTTTATTATATAATCATTATATTAAAGAAATGAAACTTGGAATGAAATATAATAAAATATTAGAGGGAGAGAAAATCAAATTCGTTTATTTAAAGAAACCTAATCCATTATCTGGAACACAAGGAGAAGATTGTGTGATTGGATTTCCAAATAAAATACCTAAAGAATTTGATCTTGATAAATTTATTGACCGTGAAAAACAATTTGAAAAATCATTTCTAGATCCTCTTGTAAAGATTCTAGATATCATTGGGTGGAAAGCAGAAAAAACTAATACATTGGAATCACTTTTTGGATAAGGAAAAATATGTCTGAATTTTTAAATACTATTATTAAAACGTCTGGAAATAAATTTGCATCTATTGTTGATGATGGGCTTGATGGTAGTGATGTAACTGGGTTTACAAGCACTGGTAGTATGATGTTAAATGCACTACTATCTGGTTCGTTGTATGGTGGTATGGCTAATAACAAGATTATTGCTATCGCTGGTGAAGCCGCCACTGGTAAAACTTATTTTACTATTGGAGTATTATCACAATTTCTAAGGGATAATCCGAATGGTTATGTTCTATATTTTGATACAGAACAAGCAGTCACAAGTGATATGTTTAAATCGCGTGGTGTTGACTCTAAGCGTGTAGCAGTATTCCCTGTGGCCACTATTGAAGAGTTTAGGCATCAGGCTATTACAATTGTTGATAAGTATCTTGAACAAGATGAAAATGAGAGAAAGCCTATGATGATTGTTCTAGATTCCTTGGGAATGCTTTCAACATCTAAAGAAATTAATGATACTACAGAAGGTAAGGAAGTGCGAGATATGACTCGCGCACAAGTGGTCAAATCTACTTTCCGTGTTCTTACTCTTAAATTGGGTAAGGCTAAGATTCCGATGATTATGACAAATCATACTTACTCCGTTGTTGGTGCGTATGTTCCTACTTCAGAGATGGGCGGTGGTACTGGCCTTAAGTATGCTGCATCTACCATTGTATATTTGTCAAAGAAGAAAGACAAAGATAGCGATGGTGATGTGGTTGGTAATATCATCAACTGTAAACTTTACAAGTCTCGTTTCACTAAAGAAAATAAGGTAGTATCTGTAAAACTTAATTATGATACTGGCCTTGATCCATATTATGGTCTTGTTGATCTTGCTTTGGATTCTGGAGTCTTTACAAAGACAAGTACTCGTATTACACTACCAGATGGATCGTCTGCATTTGAAAAAAATATCTACGAAAATCCAGAAAAGTATTTTACTAAGGAAACACTAGAAAAACTTGAAAAGGCAGCAAATAAAGAATTTAAATATGGCTCAAGTGAACTTTGAAAAAATCATACTTCATAATCTTATAAAGAATGAAGTATACTCTCGTAAAATCACACCATTCCTATCTAAAGATTATTTTCATAACCGTTTGGAAAAAATTCTATTCGGTATTATTACTGAATTTATTCTTCAATATAATAATTTACCAACAAAGGATGCTTTGTTAGTTATTATTGAAAAAAATAAATCTTTAAATGAGGATGATCATGAAAAGATTATTGAACTTATTTATGAAATAGATGAATCAAGAGAAGAATCAGATTTAAATTGGTTGTACGAAGAGACAGAAAACTTCTGTAAAGAGAAGGCAGTCTATAATGCGATCATGGAATCTATCCATATCATCGATGGGAAAAAGGAAACTCCTAAGACGGCTATTCCAGATATTCTTTCGAAAGCACTCGCAGTTTCTTTTGATTCTCATATTGGTCATGATTATTATGAAGATTATGAAAAACGATTTGATTTTTATCATACAGAAGAAAAAAGAATTCCATTTGATTTAGAATACTTCAATACAATTACACGGGGTGGAATGCCATCAAAAACACTATCAGTAGTTATGGCAGGTACAGGTGTTGGAAAATCTCTATTCTTATGCCACCATGCTGCAAATTGTTTGAAGAGTCATCAGAATGTTCTTTATATTACATGTGAAATGTCCGAAGAGAAGATTGCAGAACGAATTGATGCAAATATTCTTGATGTGACAATGGATGATCTCAAACAACTTCCAATGCAACTATATGAAAAGAAAATTCAGAATGCATGTGCAGGATTCAAAGGTAAATTAATTATTAAAGAATACCCAACAGCAACTGCAAGTGCTAATCATTTTAGATTCTTACTAGATGAACTGTGGCTAAAGAAGAAGTTCAAACCTGATGTCATTTTTATTGATTATTTGAATATCTGTGCGTCATCAAGAATTAAAGGTGGCTCAAATGTTAATTCATATACTTACGTAAAAGCAATTGCTGAAGAATTACGTGGTATTGCTGTTGAATATAATGTACCATTATTTACTGCTACTCAAACAAATCGTGATGGATACTCCAACAGTGATCCTGATCTTACAAATACCTCAGAATCTTTCGGTCTTCCTGCCACGGCAGATTTTATGTTTGCTTTGATTAGTACAGAAGAACTTGAAGAAATGAATCAAGTGATGGTAAAACAACTCAAGAATCGTTATAATGATACTTATCAGAATCGTAAATTTATTATTGGTATAAATCGTCCAAAAATGAAATTGTTTGATGTAGAAAAATCAACTGCTGTAGTAATGAAAAAGAAAGATGTACCTGATACTTTCTTTATAGAAAAACCAAAGAAACCATCATTGAATAAAACTAATGTATCTGAATGGAATTTCTGATGTCTTTATTTGTAGATAAAAAATATATTAATTTAATTTCATGCCACTTTGACAAATTTAAATGGAAAAGTGATAAATTGGCGAATTGTAGATGTAAATTCTGTGGTGATTCAACTACAAATAAAAGTAAGGCACGTGGTTATTTTTATGTAAAAAATAATAAATTTTTTTATAAATGTCACAACTGTAATATCGGATATAGTCTTTATACTATTATAAATGAAGTTTCTCCGTCATTATGTAAAGAATATAATGCTGAAAACTTTATTGAAAAAAATGTATTCAGAAAAGAACCTGTGCATATAGAAATTCCTGAACCTGTAGACGTAAAACAACAATTAAATATTATTCCTATAATTGAACTTGAATCATCACACAAAGCAAGAAAATTTATCGAAGATAGAAAAATTCCCCAATCACATTGGAAGAATATTGGATTTGCAAAAAACTTTGCAAAGATCGCAGAACAATTTGATGAGAACTATAAAAATAGATTTATTGAAGAAGAAAGAATAGTTATTCTAATCAAAAGTAATATGGGTATATGTGCAATTCAAGGAAGATCATTTTCTAATAATAGAATGAAATATATTACTCTTAAGAAAGAAAATAGATCATGCTTTTACAATTATGATTCAGTAGATACTACAAAAACATTTTATGTTCTAGAAGGTCCAATTGATTCAATGTTTATTCAAAATTCTATTGCAACTCTAGGTATGAGTGGATTTAGAACATTAGAGGAAAAAATTGATGATACAAACGCAATTTATGTGATCGATAATCAACCATATAATAAAGAAGTAGTCGATACTATTGATTATTTAATTGAAAAAGGAAAGAGAGTTTGTATATTTCCTCAAGAAATTAAAGAAAAAGATATAAATGATATGGTTCTTGCAAATTTAAATCCCTCTGATATAATAGACGATCACATTTATAGTGGTCTTGAAGCAAAATTAGTTTTTAATAATTGGAAAAAATATGCAAAACAATGACGATAATATTGAAGAACAAAAAGTTATGGAAGCATTTCTTTCATTTACATCACTCTTTTCAAAATATGTAAAAGAGAATGACAAAGAACTATTTAAAAGAGCAGTTGATTATGCCAAGACATATACAGAAGAAGATGTAAGTGGTGTTATTTTCCATTACGTAGATGAGGATGATGATGCAAAAGAAAATTGAAGTTTTAGATTATGGTCACGTTGAATATGTTGATCATATGGGTTCCGATCTAACTGTTGTAAATGCCGCAAGAGTTTCTTTCAATAAAGAAAGTTCATGGGATTATGCAGATTCTCATGTTGCAGTTGGAAAACTTCCAGAAAAAGATGAAA